CTCATGGCGGTTATGGGACTTGCCGGTGTTCTCCGGGGTAAAAAGGTCCGTACGACCATCAGCCGGAAAGCCGTTGCCGCAGGCGACCGCGTAAACCGTCAGTTCGTGGCAGAACGACCTGACCAGCTGTGGGTGGCTGATTTTACTTACGTCAGCACATGGCGGGGCTTCGTCTATGTGGCGTTCATCATTGATGTGTTTGCCGGATACATCGTGGGGTGGCGGGTCTCATCGTCCATGGAAACGACATTCGTGCTGGATGCACTGGAGCAGGCGTTATGGGCCCGTCGACCGTCCGGCACGGTCCATCACAGTGATAAAGGTTCTCAGTATGTATCGCTGGCCTACACACAGCGGCTTAAGGAAGCCGGATTACTGGCATCAACAGGAAGTACAGGCGACTCGTATGACAACGCGATGGCGGAGAGCATCAATGGTCTTTACAAAGCGGAGGTAATACACCGTAAGAGCTGGAAAAACCGTGCAGAAGTGGAACTGGCCACACTCACGTGGGTGGACTGGTATAACAATCGACGATTGCTGGAAAGGCTGGGCCATACTCCTCCGGCAGAAGCAGAAAAAGCTTATTATGCTTCCATCGGAAACGATGATCTGGCAGCCTGAGTTCACAGATAAAACACTCTCCAGGAAACCCGGGGCGGTTCACATAGAGATAAATTTAATGCTGAGTAATGCAGTATTGAATTTATCAATTTTTCTATTTCCTGCGTATGGCACGTAACTTCTTAATGTGTTCTGCCGTTTCGATCTCTTCTGCTATCCGATCTGCATCAGCTTTATTCACAGGTTCAAAGTCATGATTAAAGCGGAACATGCTGGCGATACATGTTCTGCCTTTTCGGATGTAGTGAACTTTGTTGTGGGTAGAACGCAGGATTTTGCAGGGAGTGCCGTGGTGGTCGACGTACCAGGTGTTAGGAAAAATGATTCTGAACATTTTTACACCTCAGTTGGACGATGTTGAAATTTGCTGCTTTGAAGCCATCACAGTCCCCATTGTTTGTTCTTAAGTTCGATCTCCTCCTGGCAACTTGCACAAGTCCGACAACCCTGAACGGCCAGGTGTCTTCGTTCATCTATCGGATCGCCACACTCACAACAATGAGTGGCAGATATAGCCTGGTGGTTCAGGCGGCGCATTTTTATTGCTGTGTTGCGCTGTAATTCTTCAATTTCTGATGCTGAATCAATGATGTCTGCCATCTTTCATTAATCCCTGAATTGTTGGTTAATACGCTTGAGGGTGAATGCGAATAATAAAAAAGGAGCCTGTAGCTCCATGATGATTTTGTTTTTCATGCTCACCGTTCCTTAAAGACGCCGTACAGCATGCTGATATGAGACAATGTTGATTCATTAAGTTGTTTCCAGACTTCCTTTGGTAAAAGCTTGTATCAGTCTGTTTGCTGCTGCTTTCTGCGCTGCCACATTGGCAATAACAGATAGTTTTTCCTGGCTGGCTTTCGTGCAGATCCCCGCCCAGTTATCCATCAGAAAAAAATCCTCTCTTTCTGCAGAGCTGGTAGTTGCACATAGTTTTTCGATCATAGAAGTTATTTCTGCGATGGAATGATTAACCATCATCTGTTGAACCGCAAAACCGAAAGCGTTAATCATTACTCCATGGAACTGAATATAATCGCGCTTGTACGTAGCGTGGTGTACACCATGTCGGATTGAGTCAATCTGAGTTAGTGTAATCCATGCCTCCCAGACAGATTCTATATATCCCATTTCAAGTTGTTGATTGCCGTTCCTAGCGAACTTTGACGTTGCATCAGTGAGTGCCTTGAAACTCACCCACATATTACTTTTTAATGGCACTACGTTGTGTTCAAAATCGGTTATATCGGCAAATACAGTATGTTGGGTCAGGAAGGATATCATTCCCTGAGCAATATCATCCCGGCCGTTATACGCCATATTGATGGTCGCTGATGGCTTAGAAACGTTGTTATTTATGTCCGAAAAGAACTGCTGCCGGGTTTTTAGCGGCAGATTCATTGTAAGCATCATGGGAACCATGAGCGTTGATGGGGAACTTCGGCAAAATATCTCAATGCCAGCTGCACGATGTTGACCATCAAAAAGTTTTATTTCGGCGTCGAGGGGAATTCTGGCTATACCAACATTTGTGTTGCCAAACGGTACAAATTCTATATTCGAATCACAGTTACCTACGAGAGGGGGAATGATAAAAGGCTCATTTCTTGAGTCTGCGTTAGTGAGATAATTTAAAAATTTTCGTACTCGATTTGGATTAATTTCTCGCTGAGAGCGTTCCAGTGTATGGCCGTAATTATCTGAAGCGAGGAAACGAGCCAGCGATCTTCCTGGTATGGTAAGGAAGAGTGTAACAGTACCACCCTGTACACCTTGCGATGCCGGAAATTCGAATGAATGATTACCAACCTGACTCATATATCCTCCTGTTTGTTATTTATCTTCTCAGCCAGCCGCTGTGCTTTCAGTGGATTTCTGATAACAGAAAGGCCGGGAAATACCCAGCCTCGCTTTGTAATGGAGTAGACGAAAGTGATCGCGCCTACCCGGATATTATCGTGAGGATGCGTCATCGCCATTGCTCCCCAAATACAAAACCAATTTCAGCCAGTGCCTCGTCCATTTTTTCGATGAACTCCGGCACCATCTCGTCAAAATTCGCCATGTACTTTTCATCCCGCTCAACCACGACATAATGCAGGCCTTCACGCTTCATACGCGGGTCATAGTTGGCAAAGTACCAGGCATCTTTTCGCGTCACCCACATGCTGTACTGCACCTGGGCCATGTAAGCCGACTTTATGGCCTCGAAACCACCGAGCCGGAACTTCATGAAATCCCGGGAGGTAAACGGGCATTTCAGTTCAAGGCCATTGCCGTCACTGCATAAACCATCGGGAGAGCAGGCGGTGCGCATACTTTCGTCGCGATAGATGATCGGGGATTCAATAACATTTACGCCGGAAGTGAACTCAAACAGGGTTCTGGCGTCGTTCTCGTACTGTTTTCCCCAGGCCAGTGCTTTAGCGTTAACTTCCGGAGCCACACCGGTGCAAACCTCGGCAAGCAGGGTGTGGAAGTAGGACATTTTCATGTCAGGCCACTTCTTTCCTGAGCGGGGCTTTGCTATCACGTTGTGAACTTCTGAAGCGGTGATGACGCCGAGCCGTAATTTGTGCCACGCATCATCCCCCTGTTCGACAGCTCTCACGTCGATCCCGGTAACGATATCCGTCTGATGCGTGAACGTGATGGACGTAACCACCGCGACATGTGTGTACTGTTCCGCTGGGCCTGCCAGGACAACTTCTGGTCCGGTAACGTGCTGAGTCCGGCCAAACTCCGCGACAAGTGGACCCAGCTCGAAATCAACCGGAACAAGCAACAGGCTGGCGTGACAGTCGGCAAACCAAAACTCGACCTGACAAACACTGACTGGATTTACGGGGTGGATCTATGAAAAACATCGCCGCACAGATGGTTAACTTTGACCGTGAGCAGATGCGTCGGATCGCCAACAACATGCCGGAACAGTACGACGAAAAGCCACAGGTACAGCAGGTAGCGCAGATCATCAACGGTGTGTTAAGCCAGTTACTGGCAACTTTCCCGGCGAGCCTGGCTAACCGTGACCAGAATGAACTGAACGAAATCCGCCGCCAGTGGGTGCTGGCTTTTCGGGAAAACGGGATCACCACAATGGAACAGGTTAACGCTGGAATGCGCGTAGCCCGTCGGCAGAATCGACCATTCCTGCCATCACCCGGGCAGTTTGTCGCCTGGTGCCGGGAAGAAGCATCCGTTACCGCCGGGCTGCCAAACGCCAGCGAGCTGGTTGATATGGTTTACGAGTATTGCCGGAAGCGCGGGCTGTATCCGGATGCAGAGTCTTATCCGTGGAAATCAAACGCGCACTACTGGCTGGTTACCAACCTGTATCAGAACATGCGGGCCAATGCGTTGACTGACGCGGAATTACGGCGCAAGGCTGCCGATGAACTGTCCTGTATGACCGCACGAATTAACCGTGGTGAGGCTATACCTGAACCAGTAAAACAACTTCCTGTCATGGGCGGTAGACCTCTAAATCGTGCACAGGCTCTGGCGAAGATCGCAGAAATCAAAGCTAAGTTTGGGCTGAAAGGAGCAAGGGTATGACGGGCAAAGAGTCAATTATTCATTACCTGGGGACTCATAAGAAATTCTGTGCGCAGGACGTTGCCGCGGTAACAGGCGCAACGGTAACCAGCATAAATCAGGCTGCGGCTAAAATGGCGCGGGCAGGAATCCTGGTCGTTGATGGTAAGGTCTGGCGAACGGTGTATTATCGGTTCGCTACCAGAGAAGAATGGGAAGGAAAGGTGAGCACGAATTTGATTTTTAAGGAGTGTCGCCAGAGTGCCGCGATGAAACGGGTATTGAGGGTATATAAAAGAACATCAATGGGTACACAATGATGAAACAGGTGAGTTGAGTTCAAACTGTAGTACAATTCTCTCCAGTTTGAACAGGAAAGAATATGCTATGAATCCTTATATTTATCTTGGTGGTGCAATACTTGCAGAGGTCATTGGTACAACCTTAATGAAGTTTTCAGAAGGTTTTAC